AAAACAATTTGTTAAACAACCAAAGAAAATTGCAGAAAAAACTAAAAAGTTTAGAGCTTCGAAAGGCGGACTTACTATGAAAAAAGGTTATCACAAAATGCCTGATGGCACAATAATGAAAGATTCAGATATGAAGAAAAAATCTGGTTATAAACATGGCGGTATGACTAAACCTAATAAGGGTATGAAAGCTTTAAAGAAAGCTGCACCTAAAGTAGCTAAGAGAATGGGTTATAACAAAGGTGGCATGGCTAAATGCGGCGCATCTTATAAGGGATAAATAGTTATGGCTAAGATGACTCTACGTGCTTGGATTAATGCACAACAAAAAGCTAAAGGTTTAACTACTGCAGAAGCAAAAAAGAATGCTGGAAAATATAAAAGTATTTCTGCAGCAAAGAAAGCTGGAAGTCTTTACTATACAGATAAAAATGGTAAAGTTATGATTGCTGCACTTGCATCAGACTTAAATAAAGCAGCTCCACCAGCTAAGAAAGTTTCAACTAAACCTAGATTACGTCCTTCAGGATTAGGTAAGAAGTCTAATGGTGAATCTAGGTACAAACCTGGTGCTATTAAAACTTCAGCTATAACTGGAGCAGGTAGAGGCGATGGTAAAGCAGAAGTTAAAAAACGTAAGGTAGACCCAGAGTCACCTAGCAATAAGTCTAAGGTTAAAAAGACATTAGCTGTCAATCCTAAAAATAAAGCTAATGCTAAGAAAAGAAGTGCTGCTAATAAAATGAAAAATAAAGCACAAGAAAATGCACTTAGTAGATATACTTTTAAACAGTATGAAAACATGTCAGTAGCTCAACGTAGAAAGTTAGGTCTACCACCTAAGTTAAGCCTAGTACAATATGCTAAGAAAGCATTGCAATCAGTATCAGATTTTAAAGGTACTAATAAAAGAAAGAAAAAAGGACCATCAGGTACTTAGACAGTTATAAAAGCATAACGGGGTTGCATTATTATCTATAGTATGATATAACTGTTTGTGTAAAACTAGTCTTCAGTAAACTACAAATGTCTTGTAGTATCACACTGGAGAACTTATATGTTTAAAACATTTTCAATTTGGCTTAGAGCCTTACACGATTCAATACAAAAATCACAACAGGCTAGAGCAGATTTGTGGTTACTTACACACTTAACTGATAGAGAATTAAAAGATATCGGTGTATCAAGATACGATATCAAACGGAGAATAAATGGCTCGTAACCTTACAGAAAAACAAGAAATGTTTCTTGAAGCATTATTTGGGGATGCCAGAGGTAATACCATGCAAGCAATTAAACTTGCAGGGTATGCCGAAGGTACATCTTCAGCTAGTATAATGAAAACTCTAGAAGCAGAGATTGCAGAAAGGACTAAGAGTCTTATAGCTACTCGTGGTCCTCAAGCTGCATACTCCATGCTAGACGTAATGGAGAACCCAACTGACTTGGGTAATAAAGAGAAGATGGCAGCTGCAAAAGATCTACTAGATCGAGCTGGCTTTGTAAAAACAGATAAGGTTGAGGTTAAGGCAGAGAGTCCTTTGTTTATATTACCTCCTAAATCAGATGAAGACTAGTAAAACTTGGCAGTTACCTAAGCCAGAAAAAGCTGAAGGTGAGTTTGATTGGCTACCAGTAGTAAGAGTAGGTAGAGTTATACCATTTGGCTATAGACAAGACCCCAATGACTCTGATATACTACTACCAATCCCAGAAGAGTTAGAATTATTCGAACAAGCTAAGAAGTATCTTAAGCAATATAGCCTACGTGAAGTTTCTAATTGGCTAAGTGCTACTTCAGAACGTTATATCTCTCATGTGGGTCTTATGCAGAGGGTTAAACTTGAACAAAAACGTAAGAAAGAAGCTTCAATCCAACGCTTCTATGCAGAAAAGTACAAAAAAGCCGCAGAAAAAGCGGAAAAGCTCGAAAGACAACGTATCGGTGCAAGAGTCCCAAAAGGAACTAGCACCAGCGCAGGTGAAATCACCACCGATTGACGTAGAGAAAGCTACAAGGAACATAATCTTTGAACCTAATGAAGGTCCACAGACAGATTTCCTAGCATCTACAGAACAAGAGGTACTTTATGGTGGTTCTGCTGGGGGTGGCAAGTCATATGCTATGATTGCTGACCCTGTACGCTTTCTAAACAACCCTCATGCAACTATGTTGCTAGTACGTAGAAGTACAGAGGAGTTAAGAGAGCTTATATCTGTATCTAAACAACTATATCCTAAAGCAATACCTGGGATTAAGTTTATGGAAAGAGATAAAACTTGGATTGCACCATCAGGTGCGACATTATGGATGTCATATCTAGATAGAGATGATGATGTGATGAGATACCAAGGTCAGGCCTTTAATTGGATTGGCTTTGACGAGATGACACAGTGGCCTACACCGTATCCTTGGAACTATATGCGTTCAAGACTACGTACAACCAAACAATCGGGTTTACCTCTACACATGAGGGCTACATCAAACCCAGGTGGCCCAGGTCATCAATGGGTAAAGAAGACTTTCATCGACCCTGAAGTACCTAATAAAGCTTTCTGGGCTACAGATCCTGAAACAGGTGATGTTATTGAGTGGCCTAAAGGTCATAGCAAAGAAGGTGAACCATTATTTAAACGTAGGTTTATACCTGCTACTTTGTTTGATAATCCTTACTTAGCTGATGATGGTATGTACGAGGCAAATCTACTGTCGTTACCTGAGCATCAGCGAAGGCAGTTACTTGAAGGTGATTGGGATATTAATGAAGGTGCAGCCTTCCCAGAGTTCAACAGACAAATACATGTAATTGAGCCATTTGATATTCCCGATAACTGGCCTAAGTTTAGAGCATGTGACTATGGTTATGGTTCGTATACTGGAGTTGTTTGGATAGCAGTATCACCTGATGAACAACTGATTGTTTATCGAGAGATGTATGTATCTAAAGTTATTGCTACTGATTTAGCAGATATGATATTAGATGTTGAACAGTTTGAAAAAATACGTTATGGTGTACTTGATAGTTCCTTGTGGCATAAACGTGGTGATACTGGACCATCTCTAGCAGAACAGATGATAATGCGTGGATGTAGGTGGAGACCAGCAGATAGATCAAGAGGATCTCGTGTAGCAGGTAAGAACGAATTACACAGAAGACTACAGGTTGATGAGTTTACAGAACAACCCAGACTAGTATTTTTTAACACTTGTTCTAACACTATATCTCAATTACCTTCTATACCTTTAGATAAAAAGAATCCAGAAGATGTAGATACACATGCTGAAGATCACCTGTACGATGCATTAAGGTACGGAATAATGACAAGACCTAGAAGTAGTTTATTTGATTATGATCCTACATCTAACTCAGGTTTTCAAGCCAGCGACCCAACTTTCGGTTATTAAGGAAAAACAATGGAAGAAGATGAAATCTTTGAAAATGAAATGGCAATGGACTCAGTAGAAGCTAATGCTATAGAAGACATGGATGAAGATAATTATTCTGATCCACTTTCAGGAACTGTAGTTGGTTTAGTACAAGATCACTATACTAAAGCTTCCACTGCCCGTGAAACTGAAGAGAAACGTTGGATACAAGCCTATCGTAATTATCGTGGTTTATATGGACCAGATGTCCAGTTTACTTCTACAGAGAAGTCTAGGGTGTTTGTTAAAGTTACTAAGACTAAAGTACTAGCTGCTTATGGTCAAATAGTAGATGTACTGTTTGGTAACAGTAAGTTCCCTATTACAGTTGACCCTACTACATTACCTGAAGGTGTAGCAGACTCAGTATTTTTTGAATCAAATGAAGACATGCAAAAAGCCAAAGCTGAATTTGGTGGAGAGGATATGCAGTTACGTCCAGGTGAGACTGTAATAGATTTGCAGGAACGTCTATCAGGTTCTAAAAGTAAGCTAGCACCTGTAATGGATTTACTTGAAGAAGGTAATGGTAGAACTGCTACTGAAATTACTATACACCCTGCTATGGTTTCTGCAAAGAAAATGGAAAAGAAAATCCATGATCAATTAGAAGAGTCTAATGCAAACAAACAACTAAGAGTTGCTGCCTTTGAGTGTGCCTTATTTGGTACAGGAGTAATGAAAGGCCCATTTGCTGTAGATAAAGAATACCCTAAATACGAAGAAGGTGAATACACACCTCTAATTAAAACAGTACCTCAAACCTCATCTGTATCTATATGGAACTTCTATCCTGATCCAGATGCAGCTAATATGGATGAAGCAGAATACGTAATAGAACGTCATAAGATGTCTCGTACTCAAATACGTTCGCTTAAACGTAGACCATTCTTCCGTAAGAATGCTATAGATACAGCAGTAAACATGGGTGAGTCCTACACTAAAGAGTGGTGGGAACAAGCTATGGAAGATGACTCTAACGAAGCTAAAGCAGAACGTTACGAAGTACTAGAGTTCTGGGGTAATGTAGATACAGAAGTCCTAGAAGGACATGATGTAGATATTCCAAAAGAACTTGAAGACTTAGATCAAGTTTCAGTAAACATCTGGATTTGTAATGGTCAAGTGTTACGTCTAGTAATGAATCCATTTACACCTACACTAATACCATACTATGCTGTACCTTACGAAGTAAGTCCTTATAGTTTATTTGGTATAGGTATTGCTGAAAACATGGATGACACTCAAACTCTTATGAATGGATTTATGAGAATGGCTGTTGACAATGCAGCTCTATCTGGTAATATGATTATAGAGGTTGATGAAACTAACTTAACTCCAGGTCAAGATTTATCTGTATACCCTGGAAAAGTCTTTAGACGACAGGGTGGAGCACCTGGACAGGCAATCTTCGGAACTAAGTTTCCAAATGTTTCTAATGAAAACATGCAGATGTTTGATAAAGCTCGTGTACTATCAGATGAATCAACAGGCTTTCCTTCTTTCGCACATGGCCAAACAGGTGTGTCAGGTGTAGGTCGTACAGCTTCTGGTATTTCAATGCTTATGTCTGCGGCTAATGGAAGTATCCGTAATGTAGTCAAGAATGTAGATGACTATCTACTTGGCCCTATGGCTAAAGCATTCTTTAACTTCAACATGCAGTTTGATTATGATGAAGAGATCAAGGGTGATCTTGATGTTAAGGCTCGTGGTACAGAAAGCTTAATGGCTAACGAAGTACGTAGCCAAAGATTAATGCAATTTTTACAGGTTGTGCAAAACCCAGTACTAGCACCATTTGCTAAGATGGACTACATTATTCGTGAAATAGCTAAGTCTATGGAACTTGACCCTGATAAATTAGTTAATTCAATGTCAGATGCTACAATACAAGCAGAGATGCTTAAGAAGTGGCAGGAAGCTAATCCTCCTGAGCCTCAACCAGAAGCCCCAGGACAGCCTCAAGCTGGACCAGCTGGTGCACAGGCAGGAGATCCTACAGGAGCTGGTGGTGGTACTATAGGGACAGGCTCAGTGCCTACTCCAGGAGAACCTGGCTTTTCAGCTAACACTGGACAGGGTGCTGCATGAATAACTTAAAGCCTTTTGTAAATGATAAAGCTTTATGGGATTCTTTTCTAGAAGAAATAGACAGAAGAATCTCAGAGGTTCATAGAGTAATGGAACAGTCTAGTAGAGCAGAAGAACTATTTAGATTACAAGGACAAGCATTTGCTTTACGTAAGATAAAACAACTAAGAGATCAGGTCAATGGGGGATAAAGTATATGGTTATTTCAAAGGTGGGGCAGCTAGTCTCAAAGATCAAACAGAAAGTGCTTTCGGTCTTAACGAGGATAAAACAGAAGTTCAAGAAGAACTAGTAGCTCCAGTTACAATCAGTGATCTTGATAGTAGACCACTAAGTTTATTAGATGCAAGAGATGATGATAGATACTTAGGTGAGTTTGATGGTGGGCATATGTTCATAGACAGACTTGGTAAAACCTACACTATATCTGGAGAAGCTAAACCTGAAGATAACAGAACAGGTGCTGAACGTTGGAAAGAAAACCTTGAACCTGTAGTTAGTGCAGCTAAGTTATGGTGGGAAGAAGGTGCTGATTTACCAAGTGTACAACAAATTTATGGTGTAGGTAAAGCAGTTGCTGAAGGGGTCTACGATACAGTATCTAAAATATCAGGGGCTGCAACAGGTAAAGTATCTGGAGATGATATAACTTTAGCTGATACATTTGATGCTACTGCTGGTATGGGTGTAGGTTCATCTTTAGTTAAAGTACCTGAAGGTTCACTAAGAATTTTTGGTGGACTTAATGCAAAAAATGCACCTGATGTAGATAGGATTACAAATTCTTTTAATTCTGAGTTTGAAGTTTTTAAGCAGAAAGTTTTATCTAATGAAGTTGATTTAGACTTTGATATGTTACAAAAGATTAAAAAGTTAGACCCTGAAAGCCCAGAAATACCTGAAGTAGCTTTAAAGAGTCCAGACTATTATTTTTATAATGATACAGCACAAATAGCTCAATCAAACGCAATATCTTTAATGATAGAGCACCCAAAGTATTTTAAGAAAACTTTAAAATCTTTAGATAACAGTGGTGAATATTTTAGAGGTAGAGATGGAATGTTAAGGTTTGAAATAGATGATTCAAAACTTAATATAAAAAATAGAGATATAACTGTTGTAGGTGAAGACCCTAGTTATGACGTAGAAGATTTTGTATCAGAAAAATTAAGATACTATAACCTTTCTCCAGAAGAAAAAATTAAATTTGAAAATGCTAACCCTGGATATAAAATTGAAAAAACTTGGACTAGTTTAGATGAAGTTATAGAACACCCAGTTTTATTTGAACAGTATCCGAACTTAAAAAATGTAGCTGTTATAACAGATAGGGAGTTTTTTAATAATCCTAAGTATGAAGGAGTATTGGGTTACTTTGAACCAAACTATGGTTATATTGCTATGAACCCTAACCTAAGTGATGATGCTTGGAAAACAACAATACTTCATGAAATGCAACATGTAATACAAAGAGCAGAAAACTTTGATTCTGGTACTTCTAATGAAACTGATGCTGTAAGCATACTGGTTAAAATAGCTTCTGAATCTGATAAAGGTAAACAGGTTTGGAGAGATTATAGAAAAGCTTTAAAACAGTACAAAAAAGATTTAGATAAATATAATGACTTACCTATTTTAAAACGTATTATAGCTAAGAAACCTACAGAGCCTATAGAACCTAAAAAATATTTTGATCCTTTAGGGTTTAAACCTTTAGAAGAAAAAGAACATATTATTTATGAACTTAACTCAGGTGAAGTAGAAGCACGTAATGTTACAGATAGAATAAACTTAAGTGCTAAACAAAGAAAAATTTTACCCCCTGAAAAAACCCAAGACTCACAGTACGGGGATCAATGGACAAACTTAGAAGCAAAAAAAGAAATGAAGGATGAGTACAATCCTTCTTATAAAAAAGGTAAACGATAATGAATAGACAGATGAGTATGTTTGAAGAAGGTGGCATTGCTGACGATGGAATGGATCGTGACCCTGTATCAGGTAACGAAATACCTTCAGGATCTCTTGCCAGTGAAGTCCGTGATGATATACCGGCTCAGTTGTCTGAAGGTGAGTACGTAGTACCTGCCGATGTGGTAAGATACTTTGGTGTAAAAGTATTCGAAGATATGCGAATGGAAGCTAAGATGGGCTTGCAAAGTATGGAGCAAGATGGTAGGATAGGTGGTGAACCAGTTGAACCTAATAAAGGTATGACTGAAGCTGATTTAGCTGGTCTCGAAGAAATGATGAGAACAGGTGTAGCTAATGGCGGTCTTATGGATAAGATGGTCTACACTGCTATGAATGATCCTGTAGTAAATCAAAAATTAAATCAAAGTGGTATGACTGTAGGTTTTGCTGCTGGAGGTATGGCTCAATCTCCTTATAATGATCCAACTAGAATAGATCAAGTTATTAGTCAGTTTATGCAGATGACTAAGAACAACCCTGGAATTATGGATGAGTTAGCTAAACGTGGTATTACTATTAATCGTACTCCGGTTACTAATCAACCTGAACAGATGCAAGCACAGAATGCTCCAGCTCAAACAACTAATCCAGTAACTAATCAAAAACCTATTAAAGCTGCTGAAGGTACTTATCTAGATCCATTGTCTATGACTTCAGATCAAGCTAAATCTTAT